GCTCTAAGTCTTGGATGACCCAAGCCTTTTCAATACCCGCGTTGCGACGCTTAACTATTACATAAGCAGGTGGCACTTCCCCTATACCACGAGCCTTTGCGTAGTTAAGCGCCTCAACTTGGGCTTGCCTCCAGAACTCCGGCAGACTTAACTTAACCGTGTTCTTGAGTTCTAGTACGTACGTCTTGCCAGCTATGACAACTACTATATCTCCTTCGTCATCTTTACCTGCTAAGCGTAAGCGTTCAGCAAGTAGGCCAAGACTACGAAACCACTTCATTACATCTATCTCAAAGGCAGCGCCCTTAGCCTTATTGTACTTCGGGTTTGGCATCATTACCTGTGTCATAGATAGCTTTGCCATCTTCATCTATCTTGATCTTAAATACTTTGAGTTCAATCAAGGCCATCACTAAGTTTGCCATATCAGCTTCTAACTGCTTGATACGATTCTTAACGTAAGCCATTTCTGTATTACTCTTGGACAACGTAGCCTCCTCCATAACCACTAAGTGCATCTCTGCGATACATCCAACCAAGTTCATCTTGGTCACCTATCTGACACGCTGCATAGTTTACTAGCAAGTGTGCATATTTGGAAGCATCTGCAGTGTGTGGTCCAAATCTGTTTTTAACAGGTGCAACAAACAGGCTTGCCTGCGCTGGGTCATAACCTAGAGTTAAGATCAAAGCAGGTAACTGACTGACCTTACCGTGTATAGAACGCCTTGCAGGTGGCTTAATTGTACTTCCATACTCTGACTGCTCAGAGACGTGGTGTAGCACTAAGACACAAGCCTCTGTCTTACGTGCCATATCGTGTAGCTCCATCATAATTGCTCTCAGTCCTGCCCACTCATTGTCTGTCTCGGCAGCAACGTTCATTAAGTTATCTATCACAATTAACTCAGGTGGAATACCGTAGAGTTCTACGTATGCCCTGATCTCTAACTCAATATCATCTAATGATGGTGATGAATCAAAGACCCATTTGATATGTGCAGACTTTGCAAAGTGCCTATCGTAGTAATGACTATCTGTTGCCAGGTTGGCTTCAACAGTCATCTGTGAGTGGCCTGCTGTATGAGCAGCTACTCTCATCATTACAGTAGTTGTGTCAGTGTCGGCTGAGAAGAACAAGGTTGGTACCTTTGCCTTAATAGCATAGATAAGTGCAAACATAGACTTACCTGCGTTAGGTGCAGCAGCAACCATACATACTTGACCGCGCCGGAACTTGATCTGTTCCTTCACTAACTCTTTCCATACGTCAGGTAATGGTGTTGCCTTGGTAAGCACACCACCCCACGCACGGGATAAGTCAAGCACTGTTGTCCTCCTGATGAATTTTTATACCACGTTCACGTCTAATCCGTTGGCGTTCTCTATTACTTAGACCGCCCCAGATACCGTGAACCTCATTGTTGATACCCCACTCCCTGCACTCTCTTTTGTGAGGACACCTACCACAGATGCTCTTAGCAAATGCAGCATCGTTAGTAGATGCAATAGGAATATCATTGTCTGGAAACCAAAAGTCTCCACCGATTGTTGCACAACTTGGCGACTCATACTCTTCGGGTCGCCTTGACATCTATCGGATAAAGATAGGGTCGCACTTATCCGTTGCACCTTTAGGTGTCGGACACATATAACCCTTCCAAGGACCCTTCGTAGAAGTACCTGTCTTATAGACCATCTCACCGTGAGCACAAGTCTGTGCTCCACCTGCTGGTGCTACTGGTGTTGCGTTAAATGACTGAGCAATTGAAGCAACTGTTGGTGCTGCTGCAGGTGCTGATGTCTTAACAGAACCAAGCTCTAATGCTGTTGCCTTGATGTTCATAGAGTTCATTGAAAGATCTGCAAGACCTGACTCTAACTCTGTAACTGTTGCAGCATATAGATTGATTAACGTTCCATCTGCTGTCTTAAAATTAACTTGAAACTTTGTTCCTTCTGTTGCCATTTACTTACCTCCAGATTGTTTAACAGTAAGGCGCTGACTCTCAGCACCTGACTTCTTTGGTACAAAGCCAAGAAGTTTTTGTACCTCATCACTGTCTACTGACTCTCGCCCTTTAACAGTTGTCCAACTCACTTCAATACCACTAGCAGTGGTACCAAGTAATCCTTCTAATGAAGCCTTCAATGAATCTTGATGTGCTTCAAGCTCTTTAATCTGCTGACCTAACTGTAGGTACAGCAGTGCGTTCTTGTCAATATCTGCATCATCAATGACTACATCACTGACTGGTGTACGTTCTTTTTTTAGACCAACGCATCCCATCTCACCTGATGAGTCGTAGTACTTGCAGTAGAACTGACAGTAGTTTGCATCCTTCTCAGGTGCTGGCGCCTCTTGACTTTCCTTAACAGCCGCTAGCCAACCGAGTGCCTCAAGGGCAATGGCTTCGTCATAGTCTTCGGTGTGAACCTTGACATCACGTTCGTCACCATCTCTTGCAATCGCAACAAGAGATACTCGGTTGACCGCATAGCCGTTCTTAGCTAGGAGGTAGCCATACAGTTGCACCTGCCAACGTTGCTGTGTTGATGGGAAGTAAGAAAGGTTACGCACCTTGCTTGTCTTCCAGTCAATCACATCACCAGTACCAGGTACGAAACAGTCAATGTGTGCTTTCATTCCGTTGTACTCAACGGCAGTCTCAATCATTACGTCTTTGTTATCTGCTAAAGCTCTTTCAATTTCTGCGTGAATAGCAGTACCCATAATTGCAGCAAGTTTTAATTCGTTGTTATTAGTCTCCGGTTGGTCATTGAGTCTGTACCAAACCTTACGACGACATCCACCTACTTCAGATGGACCTATCTGTACTTGTGTAGATCGTGAACGCTTTGCATCTCCTGCACGCAGTGCAGTAAGTAATAACTCTTTAGGATCAGTAACCATTTAAGGTATCAATCATTTGGCTAAATGCTGTTAACATCCCACGAGTATATTCATAATTTGGAAAGCTCTCTTTACATAAAGGACAGCTAGTAGATGCAACTTCTTTGCGTTCTAGTACACCATAGTAAACAGATGCACGTTGTTCAATATGTTGTTTGAGTTTTTCTTTTAATTCTTTTTCAAGAAACTGTGGCATAGCACTAAGCCTGCCAGTTTCTAACGCCTCATTAATGGCGTAATCAATGGTCTTTTCCATTAGACTTCCCTCCAGTTGCAAGTCAAGCAAGCTGTTCCATTTGGTATCCCATAGTAGATGTGTCTACCTTTGTAGCAATGATACTTTTGTATCATTAACCGCAGATACTTCATAGTCTTTCTTGCACCACCAACTGTAAGGGCTTGCCTGTATTGGCGTCAAGCACCGACGCAATCTCTACAGCTTTACGGGCGTGTCGCTTGGCATAGGCTAAATCAATATCAGGTTTGACAACTGAAGTAAGGTAGCCAAGAGCAAACTGCCCACCACTACCAATGCCATACGCTCCGTTATCTGCTTGGAAAAAAGAGAGGTCACAAGCAACACGAAAGATGTTACCGTTAAAAGCAAAGAGATAATCGAAACCGCCATCTTTGTCCACCTTATTGAAGTCGTAGTTGTTATCGTTAAAAACTTTAATTAAACTTGGTATTACTTTCTTACCCATAAACTGCACGGGATCTTCACCACGATAGGTAGGTGGTTTCCAGTTGTAGGAAAGTATGTCACCTGGTCGTGTGTCACCTGAGATTGCAATGAGAAACTTACCTGCAGGTACGATCTTAGGTGTAGATGTAGCTAAGGTAACGAGGTTGTCTTCTGTTATCTGCGAGTCTGCAACGAGCAACGCAAAGTCAATGCCTTGTATACCTGCAATGGTAGTCATAAAAATATCCTAACATAGTAACGGCGTGTCGTCGCTTAGCGACATTACCTGTGTAGTTACAATATGAGCGAAGCGAATCAACAGTACAGTGGCCCTCGCGGGCCTAAGAAAGCGAGGAACAGGGAGTATGCGTCTCCGTCTACCAACCCTGCCGTTCTTTCGTCGCTCACAGGATACCCTTCCTGAGCCTTACGGGGCCGATTTAAGGGGTTTAGGACCACTCCACGTGTGTACGTGTGGGTCGCAGGTCTTTAACGTTATGGCATCCTTTGACGACTATGAACTAAGTTGGTACTTCCTTGATGCTACCTGTGTTTCCTGTGGAAACCTAGTGACAGTTCCCTGTCCAGTTGATGCCCCAGATTACCACCAGTAAAACAAAGAAAAGCCCCCCACCTTCCCGTTAGGAAAAGCAGGGGGCATAGCCTCGCAGTCAATAATTACTTATCTAGTACTAAACCAAACTCTTCTTCTGTCTTATCTGCCCACTTGATTGCTGGGGCAGCGATAGCACCTAGTAGTACTGCGTACTCTGG